CTTGCTTGTGTGCAAATATTGTGTACTCCACCATATCGTGATTTGTCGCGCTACTGGGTGTCAGAGCCCATCTCGTTTCAAAAGGCTTTGGCTGTGAGACGAGATAATGCGGGATGTGTTGAATATAACATTATACACGGTGTTTCATTATGTGATCAGTTTCCAATTGAAAGTTTGAATATTATTACTCCGACTTACATTGGCATATCGACCAGTGTGACTAAGCCCGGAGACTGTGGAGGAATTGTGATTGCTCTAACCCCGCGCGGTTTTGCTATCGTTGGCATCCATACGATTGGTTATGATCGTCAATGTGGTTTTCCACAGGTCAATAAAGTGGCCGTGGATAAACTCATAATGAATGCAACGGTGCAAGAAACTGTGGGAACTACTGGTACCCCCATATTTAAAGTTGGGGAAAGTGCCAAGTGTGTTTCACGAGATTTCGAATTGCAAGGTGACCGCAACTCACCATTAATGCCATCACACCGAAAATCCCTCGTACGTTTTATACAGGACGGAAGTGGAAAGTATTATGGTACTATGCCTGGTTTTCGCGCTGCATCAAAAAGTCGCGTGTGTGACACCCCTATTTGCGAGGAGGTGTTGGATTTTTTCAAGATTCAACGCATGTTTGGCCAACCCGCCATGAGTGGGTGGGAGCCATGGCGAAAGAATCTAGTCCTTATGGTTCAACCTGTCGTGAATTATGATCGCAGGACCATGCAATTGGCTTGTCGTTCATTCTTTCAGGAGATAATTGACATGTTACCCCACGGTTGGCAGAGAGAATTGCCTGTGCTAACGAGGAAAGCTAGTGTAAATGGTATTCCTGGGGTCCAATACATTGATCGCATTAATTGCTCTTCATCGATGGGGCATCCATGGAATACTTCTAAGAAGAAATACCTAGTGCCCGACATTTGTGAAGAATATCCCGATGGTGTTACATTTGTGGACGCAGTGTGGGCCGAAACCGAACGACTTGAAACCCTCTAGCGAGGAGGCGCTCGAGGCTATCCCATTTTTACGGCACACCTTAAGGATGAACCAACCTTGCTCACCAAATGCGCGGATAAAAAGACACGCGTGTTCACGGGGGCTTCAGTGCCTTATTCCTTGGTTGTGCGCAAATATCTTTTACCTTTTGTGCGATTGGTTCAGCGCAACAAATTCGCCTTTGAATCTGGTCCTGGAACTGTCGTGCAATCCACCG